AAGAATTGAGCAGTACTGTCGGCAAGGTACGCTGTCTTTTTAAGGTTGCCGATAACGTCCGTATATACGCCAAAATCCTTAACACGTAAGAAAAACATGTTAACAAAATTGATAAAACATCAAACAAAACCATTTTACATATGAAAATCTTTATCAGTGGTAAAATCACCGGCGAGCCCGTCGAGGCTTGCGTCAACAAATTTGCAGAGGCAGAGCTCTCTATGTACTGCCGCACCGAGGTGGACGACGTTGTCAATCCCTTGAACCTTCAAGGTATTCATTTTGGCATCAGCCATGAGGAGGCCATGCGACTTTGCATATCAGCACTTGACGATTGCGACGCTATATGTATGCTGCCGGACTGGACAAAGAGTCGCGACGCATCGATGGAATTTGAACACGCCACCCGCACAGGTAAAAAGGTGCTATTCTATGGCGCCAGTGTCGGCATGGATGATTACGAACTGGTTTAATATTCACTACTTATGGAATGGAATATCATCGCCATGCTGCTCGCCGTCATACTACTTATTGCCGTAGTTGCTGTAGTCCTCCTGCTCAAGATATGGGAGATCGAGGCTGAGCAAAAAAGATTTATGATTTCCTTACTTTCTGTGCAGTACTTTGAGCTCATGCGACAAGAAGAATATATCATGGCCGGCAGGATAGCCGCCTTCCTTAGAGATGAGTACGGCATTGACAACGTAAAAATAATGTGATTTTAATAATGGAACAGATTAAAAAATATACGATGACCATCAATCACAACGAAGAAATTCAAAGGGATAATGGTTCATTTTATAAAATAGTTGACCTTTTCGGAAATGAGCAAAAGGTCATGATTCAAAAAGATAATAAAAAGCCAAATTTATTCAGCGATTACGAAGGATTTTTAGAAAAGTTTGAAGTCAAAAAGACGACGGACGATTGTTACACACCACCGGAAGTGATGGATATAATTCTTGAGTATGTCAATGAAAAGTATCCACTGGAAGGGAAAAAGATTGTAAGACCATTTTATCCTGGTGGGGATTATGAGGCGGTAGAATATACAGACGACATGGTGGTTATTGACAACCCGCCGTTTTCGATTATCACGAAAATATGCAGGTTTTATATTGAAAATAATGTAAAGTTTTTCCTGTTCGCACCACACCTGACATTATTTACCGCCGATATAGACTGCACGCATATTGTTGCAAGTGCAGATATAATTTATGAAAATAATGCAAATGTAAAAACATCATTTTTAAGCAACCTTTTCGGAGATGTCAAGATAATAGGAGCGGCAGACCTTAATCGTAGATTTAAAAAGCTGAACGATAAAAATAAAGTAAACCTGCCTAAATATGTATATCCTGACAATATAATAACGGTTAGCAAAATTGCCTACTGTGTAGAAAAAGGCATTAGCATCACGATTGATAAAAAAGATGTAATGCATTATAAAGGCATGGATGCGCAAAAGGTACATAAAAAAAGCATTTTCGGAGCAGGCTTCATTTGTTCTGACAAAGCAGCAGCGGCAACAGCAGCGGCAAAGGATAAAGAGAATGTTATAGAATGGGAGCTATCGGCAAAGGATAAAGAGAATGTTATAGAATGGGAGCTATCGGCAAAAGAAAAGGAAATAATAAGATTATTAGGCGATTAAATAAAAATATTAACAATATGAAAATGATAAAATGGAGCGAAGAGCAAGAATTGAAAGTAGTCCACTGGATACTGTATGCCGTGCTGCTGATCTTCCTCATCCGCAATGTATTGATTTGATAATATATTAAAGTTGATTTCCTGTGATAACTAATATTGATGATATAATCGCCAGATCAGACCTCGTCGCTGTCATTGAGCGCGTCGCCGGCATCACATTCAAGCGCGCCGGTAGCAATATGAAAGCCTTTTCGCCATTTACTGACGAAAAGACGCCATCCTTTATGGTGTCGATGAGCAAAGGTATATGGAAGTGCTTCTCTTCCGGGCGCGGTGGTGTAGGCCCTGCATCATTTATTATGGAATACCGAGGCGTCACCTATCCGGAGGCCATCGAAGAGCTCGCTGAGATCAGCGGTGAGATTGTAATATATGACACTAAAGTCAATAAGGCAGACTACATACGAAAGAAAAAAGAAGAACGCACAGCACGGGACTTGATGATCACCGCAGTGCAAAAGGCGCATGACTACTATGTCAAAAAAAGCAGTATCACAGGAATTGACGCTGCGACGGAGCTCGCCGGCAAAGTGTATGAGCCTACCACCTTAAAAAAGTGGGGTCTCGTCATCACCGGCGATGCTCTGTCACTATCTAAGGCCAGTGCCACCTGGCCCGACCGATCAGCACTCATTGATGCAGGCCTACTCAAAGAAAGCAAGCACAATAACGGGTATTATGATTTTTTCCATTCCAGATTGATCTTCCCTTTGTTCGACCGTGACGGTCGTGTCATCGCCTACAATGGCCGCATACTACAGGCCGACGCTGACAAAAAAACGCCTAAATACATCAACAGTCCGGAGTCTATCATCTATTCTAAAGGCGAGTACGTCTATGGCTTCAATCAGCAGTGGCGCAACATAGCAGACAAAGGCATGGCCTATCTATGCGAAGGGCCTACCGACGTCATCATGCTGGATCAGGCCGGCATCAATAATGCAGTATGCTCCATGGGCACGGCATTCACTGCTGACCAGGCCGCTATCATCGCCACATGTGCCGATCAGGTCATCGTCTTGCCGGATGGAGACAAGCCCGGTCATGGCGCTATCGCTAAGGCCGTGCAGATCATCATCGCCGCACAGATGGACGCAAAGGTCAAGATCATACCATCGGGCGATGATCCTGCGAGCTACATCACAAGAGAAGGACTTGACGCATTCAGAGCGCTGGAAGTGGTCGATGGGATCGAGTGGATACTGCAGCAAGAATGCGGCGACATGGCACAGGCAGGCCCTCATGAGCGCGCCGCTGTGCTCAGCACCGCTGCAAAGTTGCTCGCAGACATCAAGAGCGAGCAGGTGCGCACCCAGTACTATTCTACCATCAGCAAGATGATCGACGTGACAGCCACCGTGCTCAAAAATGCAGTCAAAGATGAAGCCGCCGCCAGACTTGATAAAAAATCAAAGCTCACGCGTGAGCAAGAACATACAAAGATGCTCTATGGCGTGTACGAAGATGGACATCGATATTATGACCACAACGGCATCGAGATTTCAAACTTTGTCGTCAAGCCATTATTCTTAATTTCCTACGGCGACTCCGCACAGCGCGCATTTGAGATCGTCAATAAATACGGCTTTAAAAAAATAGTCAATATGAATTCTGACGACTTTGTCACCTTAGCAGGATTCAGGCGCGCTACAGAGATGCTGGGGTCATTCATATTCAAAGGCAATGATGCTCAATTTGTCAAAATAAGAGAATGGATATATAACGACATGCGCGAGGTCACACCTATCGAAACGATGGGATATCAGCCTCGATCCGGCATATACGCATGGAGCAATGGCATCACACTGCCAGGCACTAATGAAGTGCGTGAGGTCAATGAGTACGGCATCGTCGAGTATGAAGATAGCGACGGCATCAAGACCAGCTATTGGTTGCCTGGTGAGAGTAAGATCAATGTAAGTAAGGATGAAGACTATGATCACGAACTTGAAAAGCACTTCCGCTGGGAAGTACCACCATCAGGCAGCCGTGCGCCACGCGACCTCAAAGGATGGGCCGAAGGGTTCAGCCGTGTCTTTGGCGACAATGCGTCCATCGCCCTGTGCTATGTCATGGCATCGGTACATCGTGATTTATTGCATCGCCGGTACTCGATGTTTCCGCATCTCAATCTATTCGGCCCTGCCGGATCCGGAAAGACATTCATGGCGCAGATCATCACTGGCATATTTGGCAAGCCCATGCGCGCCGTGCATCTTGTATCATCAAGCCAGGTGGCATTCTACAGGCGCATCGCTCAGACCCGCAACGCCATCGTATGGTATGAAGAGTATTCTGAAAAAGTAAGCCCTGAAAAACAGGAAGCCTTAAAGAACTTCGCTGACGGCTTCGGACGTGTCACCGGTCAAATGACTAACAACAATAAGACAAAGAGTACACCTGTGCTCAATGCGTGCATCATCAGCGGTCAGATCCTACCGGGGCATGATCCGGCACTACTCGAGCGATGCATCACCTTGTCATTTGATAAGTATTATGGCGACAAGAAATCGATGCAATACGGAGAGCAATTTAAGGAATGGACAAATGACGGCATCTTTGCCTTTGTCGCTGCTGAGATTTTTTCACATCGCGAGTATGTAGAGCAGCGCTTTGCTGACAAAATGGAAGAAGTCAGAGACCTGCTGCGGAGCTGCTTCCAGCCCACCACCATGCCGAGTGATCGGGTGATGAATAACTTTTCGATGATCGCCACCGTATATCTGCTCATAGCTGACAAAGTGCCTATGCCATATACCATGCCACAGATACTCGACATGTGCGTCGTGCGTATGCAAGAGCAGAGCAGAGCTGTAGAAGGAGTGGACGAGCTGAGCGGTTTCTTCAGCATTTTAGTATATCTGATCACCATGGGCAAAGAGCGCAATGGATCAGGCATCAGCGATGATCACTATGCTGTAGAATATCATCGCCAGGTCAAGGTCAAAGTCACCGAGACCGAAACCCGCGACGTCGTATTTGATCGCGAAAGCAAACTATTGTTCTTGAGGCTCAATCACGCGCACACCATGTATATGAAAGAAGGCCGCTCCATGCTGCCGCGGGTCGTGGACAAACATACACTCATGCGCTATATGCGACAGCATCGGTCGTGGGTAGGAGAGATGAAGGCTAAAAAGATCAATGACAAGCCACAACGATGCATCGTCTTCAATCTCGAGCTGCTGCCAGATGTGGAGCTCGAAGAAACCACTTTTTTCACTAAGCCGGACGCCACAAAAGTCGACACCTCGACGCCGCCGTATAATCCTGAAAACATACCTAATGAAGAGAAGCCGTCACTGGATGGCGACCTGTTTGAAAATCCATTTGAATAGGTTATTTTTTTGTACACCCGCGCTCAGCAGGTGGCACTTTTCGGAGTGTCACCTGTTTTTTTGTGTTTTCAGCGGCATGAATGCCGATATTTACAACATTAAATTGTCGTTTATATCGGAATACCCTGAAAAATGCCTATTTTTAGGCGAAAAAAAATTCATTTTTTTTCAAAAGTAGATATATGTTGAAAAAACGCAACCAGAGGCCAAAAAAGGGTCGAGTTTCCATAAAATCACCCCTTAATATATTGTATATCAGTGTATTATCTTGGTTGCGTTTTGGTTGCGTTTTGGTTGCGTTTCCCTATGATTTTGGCGCAACGGTTGCGTCATTTTTGAAGGTTGCGAAAAATGACGCAACCAGAAGCCCAAAAGTTGCGCGGTTGCGTTTCAGTTATTCCTTTGATATTCAATTAATTAAGTGCTTTTTTATCCCCCGGTTGCGCGGTTGCGTCAAAAAAAGGGGTTACCTGTGGAGCGACATATATTTTTTTCAACCTTAAAATCATGTAAAAATGACAGCAAAAATCAAAGCTTTTGACCCTCATTCTACAGCTTCTTTTATCCATCCATCTGACGAAGACGAGATCATCCGCCATGAGATAGCTCAGATGCAGCGGCGCAATGATCAAGCCCTCAAAGAAATCGAAGCCCGCAATCAATTGATCGACTATCTGCGCTCATCCTGTACACACGACTGGCAAGACTATGAAGATGACGTCTTAGGCACGATGCGAGCATGCACGATCTGCGGCAAGGTCTCAGATGGAGGTCTCTGTCCTATCCGGTAGCGTCATTCATTAATATATTTGCTTATTATTTAATATATAAATCAATGCGAAAATACATGAAACGACTAATGGAAAGTACCTGGGTGGGCATTATCTCGATCATCACTGATCAGATTTTGCCCTTTGTCGCCCCGGTATCCGGATACCTGATCTTCATGGTCGCCGCTATTATGGCCGACAGCATCACAGGTGTGCTGGCTTCGCTCAAAGAAAACCAGAAGATCACCTCAAATGGTATCTGGCGCACCCTCGAGAAGATCGTCATAGCAGGCATCGCCATCATGTTGTCGCATGGCTTTGAAACGTTGTGGATCCCTGACATACCGATGACAAAGGCAGTGAGTGCGATCATTGCATTTGCTGAGCTGAAAAGTAATATGGAAAACTATCACAGGCTCACAGGAGTAGATATCGGCGCCGGATGGATGGACGCCATCAAGGAGCGCCTATTTCCTAAGCATCATACACCGGCCACAGATGTGCCGACAGATATTGACCTTAATGACGCTAAAAAGTACGATCAATATGGCAGCACAGACGATTAATGAGGCAGGCATAGCACTGATCAAGCGATGGGAAGGATTCCGCCCGCGCCCTTATCTCGACCCGGTGGGCATCCCTACGATCGGATACGGCACTATTGTCTATCCTGACACCAGCAAGCGCGTCACTATGAAAGATGCGCCGATCTCAGAAGAAAGAGCCACGGCACTACTGCGCATGCACCTCATCAGAGTAGAGATGGATGTGCGCCGATTGCTGGAAGTAAAGCTCAATGGCAATCGATTTTCAGCCCTGTGCTCATTTGTGTACAATTTAGGCATCGGCAATTTCAGGAAGAGCACACTACTCAAAGTCATCAATGCTGCGCCTGGCAGTCCGGGCATTCGTGTTGAATTTATGAAGTGGGTCAATGCCGGTGGCAGGCGGATGGAGGGCCTGGTGCGCCGTCGTAAAGAAGAGGCGGATCTGTACTTCACGCCTGAGCAATGCGATACCTGTGGATTCTCAAGAGTATAAAATCATCAATGCATATTATTTATTATCAAAAAAAAAATCGTAAAACATGAAAAAAGGATTTATTCTTATGCTTCTGCTGGTCATTTTGGCGGCGGTCGCTTACGCTCAGATACCTAATCCGGGCGATATCGTGGACGGTATCAAAGGCGCGGAAAGCTGGACAGATCTGCTCAAGCAGGAGACCATCATCTATACTTTCCTGATCACACTGGGTGGATGGTTCAGTGCCTTTATTCCGGGCCTGAATAAGATCGACTCAGGAGTATATCGCGTACTGGTATGGGCTATCCTCGTCATCGCCGGTGGAGTGACTTTGGGCTTCGGCGATGTATGGGTAGGCGCTATATCGTACTTCTTCTCTACCTCACTGTATGAGGTCGTCATCAAATGGTTTGCAAAATCACCTAAGCCGACGCCATCGGCCGATAAGTAATATATGACGCTCTCCGTAAGTCACCGTGCGCAGGAAGCCTCTATCATCCTTCCTGATAAAATGAGTGAGCTACCTGCCGCTGTGTGGGATAGCTCCTCATTTGTTGCGGCAGTGATGAAGGGTGACGACACGGAGTTGAAGCTGCAGTATCTATTATCACAGCATCCTGACTGGTCACGCCGCATGAATGCCACGCAGCTCAGCGACATCCTGAGAGCGTGGGAGTTGACCTATGACTACATGGACGTAGCTCCACTCGAGGCATGGCAGTGGATGACCTTGCATTATGTAGCGCCGCCTGCAGATTTTCGCACAGGAACGGTTCGCGAGTTCATGTATATGCACGAATATATGGAAGAGGGCAATATGCTGGAGTTGACGGCCCTGCTCTATCGCCGCAGATCAAAGGATAAAGAAGACGCTATCAAGCGAGACGATATGCGGATGAGACTGATATCACGTGCACAGGTATCGCAAGAGGCTAAGATTCTGCAGCAATATATAGAGCGTCGAGGGGTGCAGCGCATGATTTGCGGCGCATACATTTATTCTATCGGCACGAAGCATCTCATACATGATCTATACGGCAGCCGTATATTCAGCGGAGAGCCTTCATCATCGCACAATCTGGGATGGATGGCCGTCGCCATGCAGGTGGCGGAGCATGGGGTCTTTGGCGATTATGAGCACGTACTGGACACGACCCTGCATGAGGTATTATCGTACATGGTGGTCAAGCAATCCGAAGCCGACGCTTCAAAATCATCAATGCCGGAAGCACCAGTCGATACGTAATCATTTGATGTATTCAAAAAAATAATATATAAGTGAAATATAGCGAATTCTTAGATTATTTAAAAACATTGGGCGAAAGCCATGTCAATGTAAAGTCCGTCGTGATGGGCGATTATGAGGAGATCCTCGAGATGGAGCGCACTACGATTGATTATCCGTGCCTATGGATCGAGACCCCATCCGTCATATATCAAGGCGATAATGACTCGGTGCGGCAGATCTATCAAGGATCGCTCGTCGTCCTTCATAATAATGCAGCCGTGCATGATCCCGAGACCGCAAGAGCTAATCTCGAATCAACCTTTGACCTGGCACGTGAGATACTATGGCGCATGACCGTACACGACAATCTTTTTGATATCAGAGGTGTCCGGATGGATGCGATCGCAACACTGGGCAATGACAACGATCAGGGCTGGCGCTTTGAATTCCAAATAGAAACCGACGTCACCGATGATGATTGCTACATCGAGACCAACTGGACATAACCTTTTTTTTAAGAAAATACAAATACGATGGCGACATTTACATTAACACCGAAAGCAGTCAACTGGCTCGGCGATCCATGCTGGATAGAAGTGGAAGAAACGACGCTCATCAATGGTGCCGGTGAGCCTCAGCAGGATAATCTCTCAGCTTACTTTGAAATCAAACAAGGCGGTCAGTTTCTCTGTGAATTTATGGCGCCATATGATTTAGCCACCCGCAAGGCCGATCTTGATCTGTCAGGACTGGCCGTCTGCTATCCTGAGCCACCTGCCGACGGTTCGATGGGCACGGCTTCGTCCGGTATCCTTGACCATCCCGCCGTATTTATCAATATTGAACACAAGAATATGTATGGCACGCCTGCATCCAAGCAAGCACCTGGCCTCAGCATCGGATCCTATACTATGATATACGGGTCAACGCCTTACTGGTGGGGTATCGGCGCATCCGGCAAAGACGTATTGTTGCATTCTTATCACACGATGGATGGATTTGTGGCGATCAAAGAGATCAGAAAAAATCAGCCGGAATACATATATATATATAGTCACAATGGCGCATCCGTTACTATTGATGTAGAGCTATTGTACATGGACAACACATCAGACAATGTATCGCTGGGCACGGTCGCAATGGGCACGCGCAAGGTTGCCTGGATCAATGTAGGATGGAATGCCCGATCGATGGATACGCACGTCGATCCCGCCAAAGATCTCAACAGCTATGTGGTCAGAGTGACGCTCAATGGCACTGTGCACACGATATCCTATCAGCTCGATGACCACGACACCGAGTATGATCAGTATTTGATGTATGAAAATGGCATCGGCGGATGTGAAGTGATCCGTTGCTCAGGCCGTCATCAGATAGGCGTCAAGGGCAAAAAAGATGAAATCAATTATGCACGCGTCAGAGGGCGATCCTTTAGAGAAGGCTTCCGCCTGTACGAAAATGCACGTGGTGCCGAAGTATGGAAAATGAACACTGGATATCAAAATAGGCACTACATACGCCACCTGCAGCAGCTATTCTTAGCTTCTCATGTGTGGTACATCGACATGATCCGCGAGACCTTCCACAGCGTCACCATCATGGAAAGTGAAGCCACGCTGGTGGACATGCAGGAAGATCTGCAATCCTTTGAATTTACCATGGTATTCGACGACCGACCGTCGCTCAATACATTTAATATATAATAACGCATGGCATTTGGACTGAAAATCGGAACCACATTTCTCGACATGTTACCCTCCACACAGCTGACGCTGGAGATCAATACAGAGCTATGGGTGACAGGTGAGCCATCTATTCAGCTGGGCTCATTCACCTATCCATTTGATCTGCCATTGACGGTGACCAATCGCAAGCTGCTCCGATATCCTGACCGGATCGACGCATATACCACGCCCGTAGTTATTGAAAATGTAGTATTGTACATCGGCGAGGGTGCCAGCGTCGGCGCTCCATATCGTACGGGCCGCCTATTCGTCAGAAAAGCCACCGAGACCACGTGCAATGTTGCCTTTATAGTAGATGGCCTTTCAAATAAGAATAACCTCAAATTTGAAGACATCGACATGGGCGTGTTCAATCTGGCACCGCCACTGGATCTCGCCGCTATCATGGATCATACTACGACCGATCCGCTGGATCAGCCATTTATCTTCTTCCCTGTATGGAATGAAACACTTTATAAAGAATATGAAGGCACGGACAATATCACGAAGTTCAGCGATGGATACTTCGGCTCCAGAACGATGAATCACTATATCAGCGGCTGGCGCTTTGATTCCGAAGCAGATGCTATCCGACAGTGCAATGCCTGTATCACGCCTTTTTTGCGATTAGAATATGTACTCGATCGGATCGCTGATCAAATCGGTTATACATTAGTCAATGATTTTATAGGCACAGATGAAGAATTGCGCCGGATTGTCATTTTCAATAATAAATCGATCAATGATCTGGAGCTGGTGTATAAGTGGAAAATCAGATATAATGAGCACTTGCCAAAAGATATGCTGATCACTGATTTTCTTAAGAACATTGCAAAATGGGCTTTTTGTGGACTTTTTGTCAATCACACCGCTAAGGTCATTACGATCAGACCTTACAAGCTGGTACTTGCGGCAGCCGTGCGCCACAACTGGACGTCGCGCACACTGGACGGCTACGAAGTAGAGCAGGATAATGTATTGCCTAAGACCATCAAGTATGGCACAGATGGCAGCGATGCGTATTTTAATAATAATTTTGTGACCACAGCACCGCTCATAGCAGATGGCGCTGTCATTACTGATTATTATGAGCCAGGCGGCAACCCCAACAGCCACTCGCTCATCGATGGGTATTATCATGTCATCCGTGATAATACGATCATGCGCTATGATCCATCGCGCACTTTCCTGCATGAGCAATGGAAAAAGTGGTCGCACCGATTTGCAGCAGTCGAGGTAGGCGGTCGTGGAGAATCGTGGGAAATTCCGGTCATACCCATGTGGCAGGAGTCCGGCAGCCCATCTCCATTAGCATTCGTATATCGATACTGCATCCCACGAGCTGACATTCCGCTCAATATCGATCTGAATATGGATACCACCGACGAGGAGGTTTCTGTGCATAATGCAGAGCTGAGCAGTATCAGGCTGACCATATATAGAGGTATGAAAGACTACGTCGGCGGTTCGGGCCAGTATCCATACGCTAATAGTAATGCCTACGATCCCGCCACCGAGGATGAGACCTACAATCACTCACTACACCTCGACGGTGACAAAGGCATGTACAACACATATGCCCGCGACTGGATCGAATTTATGAAATATAAAAAGATAGTAAAAAGAAAGCTGCGCCTACGGGTGGCCGATCTTATGAATCATCAAGAATTTGATAAAGTACGCATCGGCAATATGAACTACTTTGTAAAGTCGATCAAGATAACGGTCACGTCCGGCGGATTGAGCGTTGCAGATTGCGATCTGGTGACTATTCCATTTGCCACAAAGGTATAATCTGATAAAATATTGAAAAATCAATTAAAAAACGCAAATCAAAACACAAAATAAAATACATAACAATTATATAATCCGCATTTTTATAACATATATGATATATTATTAATATATTTACAGTGTTAAAATAATAGATATATGATCATCACCTTGCCGGTAAGCCGCCTATCAAAAAAAATGCTCCTATCAGAGTACCCATGCGACGAGCGCACAGCACTCATCAAGGCTGGCGCACACACCTTGCTATGTCGTCAGCTCCGGATGAAGTATAGAGATAAGTATCAGCACCTGCGCACCCATGAGCTACTGGTAGATAGTGTCAAGATTTCAGCACCACAGATGCCGCCGCTCAGCGACGCTGCCCGCGCCATGATCGGTTATATGGTGCATCAAGAGCACAGGATGAGCATCATGCGATGGATAGAAAGTGCGGTGATCCTCGGCCATACCGCCAGTGAAGGCATACGCACTTTCTTTGAGCGATACGACCTCGACGACGATGATCTTAATTATGAGTCTGTCTTCCGGCAGTGGCAGCGGCACAAGAGACGCATCATGCAGGATGTGTCAGAGGATGACCTCGCCGCCGTCCGTAATTTTGCAAAAGAAAATCCGCCACCGCCTACGCTGGAAGATCAAGAGCGACGGTTTCAGATCTTCATCAGCCGCATCACGGATCATCTTTACGACTCCAGGCAGATGTGGCGACGTGGACAAGTGCGCAATCTGAGGCTGTACATGCGATCGAGATCAGAGCGCATCGACGACCTCGCAGTAGAATATGGCATTCATGCCAGCAATGTATATAGAGCAGTACAACAGGCACAGCGATGGATATCGGAGCGACGTATAGTGAGAGAAGCTGCCGCCGCATTGATAAATGTATAAAATCAAAAGTATGATCAAAAATATCGAAGATGTAAAATCGCTGTGTGAGCTCGGGCTTAAAAATCTACCCGGCGTGCGCTCGATGTCATTTACCGACGCAGCTAATATCAATGAGTATGGCGTGCTCAATCCGCTTGCCACCATATACAAGGTGGCCTATCGCAACTGGTCAGGCGAGATCCGAGACGAACATCAGTTGTCACGCGCCGGTGATTATTATGTCAAATCCATCGAAGTATATGTGCCGCGATATCGCGCAGTGTGTGAGCGCATCATCGAGGAGCTGATGGATAGGAAAGTCGCCGTATTTGCCACAGACAAAAATGGTCAAGATCATCAGATACACTTCGCCACCTTTTCATCTAAGATGAGCACAGGCCGCCGTGGTGGTGATAGCAATGGTTATGTGTGGACATTCACGGGCAAAGATCGAAAAAAACGATTTCTCGGATCGCTCGATGAGGTAGATATGACCGGTGAGAGTGGCGTCCCACCTGCAGCGGACGAGCCTAACCTGTCACCGGCTCCAGATCCGGAGACGCCTATGTTTGAAAGCTGTTGCGTCACCGTCCTGGTCACGCCGATACCGGAAGCGCCACTCCCGACCGGCAATATTCTCAATTTAAATAAATTTGTCACCGTCGCAGGCAGCGGTGAAAAATACTTCATCGACAAAGATGGAACCAGCATATTGCTGACGGCATCGCTATTCCGGGAGCGCATCATCGGCGATGGCAGCTACACTTATACGCTCAGCCATGACTACGACCCCGACAAAGTCATCATCAACCGCACACAGAATACTATCATCAGAGAGCTGGCGCCGCCACCCACTGAGATACATACATTTGACATACAAGGCGATCAATTGATACTGCCGGAAGACTGGCCACTCGAGCCTGGCGAATATGTTGAGATATATCAAGTCGCATAAATTTTCAAACAACACACATTAAAATAATATATATATGAAAAAAATATTATACCTTCTTACGCTCCTCATGACCATCAGCTTCGGCAGTTATGGTCAGCAATTAAAGCAGATCCAAAAAGGCACAGATAAAAATCAAATCCCTGTCACAAATGGAAAGCAAAACACCCAGGTGTATCGTGACGCTGTGCCTTATATACTTGACACCTTACACTTGCGAGATTCTCTTGCCGGCATCAAAGGATCTGGCATACCCACCCGAGTAGCATACTGGGCGGCGGTGGATAGCTTAGGACATGATCCACAGCTTGTATGGGATACCATTACAAAGGGCTTGACGGTGAACACCTTTAAAGTGTGGCGGGGTGCTAATAATGTGGGCACGAACTTAGGCATAGGTAAGGAGACGTTACAAAATGCAACGGGGATTAACAATTTTGCGATCGGTGACAACGCTCTAAAAAGTAACACCACAGGAATGTATAACCTCGCAATCGGCAAGGAGGCTTTAAAAAGTAACACCACAGGAATGTATAACCTCGCAATCGGCAATGATGCTTTAAAAAATGCAACAACGGCATCAAATAACGTGGGAATAGGCGATGGAAGCCTTACAAATGCAACCACAGGTTACAACAACGTCGGGCTCGGGGTTAATACTTTGAGTTCATTGACAACGGGGTCTTTAAACATAGGCATAGGAGGTAACAGCCTATACAATGCAACCACAGCACATAGTAACATCGGACTCGGATATGGTGCTTTAAATACCACGACCACAGGCACATACAACATGGCTATAGGCTATAGTAGTTTGAACTTAAATCAGACGGGGCGCTATAATGTGGCAATAGGGGCGTTTAGTCTTTTTAAAAACAATTCCGTAGGGTTTAACGTGGCAATAGGCAGTAATGCAGGGTATAATAACACGAGTGGCACGTCTAATGTCTTTATAGGAAACGAAGCGGGCTATAATGAGACGGGGTCAAATACCTTATACATAGATAATAGCGGCACATCGTCTCCGTTAATAGGCGGTAACTTTAGCAGTAATAGAGTGGGGATTAATAAGGCAATTTCAGGCATCAACACCACCTTACACGTAGGAGGCAACGCAACAATAGATGACATTTCAGGCACGGCAACTAAGATAGCAGGCTTTGATAGCAACAACAAAGTAGTTGAGGCTACTGTAGGCACGGGATTGAGCATAACGGGCGGCACATTGATTAATACAGTGACGCAGGCGGATGGAAGCGAAACAAAGATAAATGCAGGTACGGACATCAATGTAACGGGTGACGGCTCAAGTGGCAACCCGTATGTAATTAACAATACCTATACAGCAGACGGTAGCGAAACGAAAATAAACGCCGGTACTAACATTTCAATCAGTGGCACAGGAACGACGGGCAACCCGTACGTAATTAATAGCACGGGAGGTTCAGGCACGGTCACAAGTGTAGCAGCCGGCAATGGTATGAACTTTTCAACAATCACAGGTTCAGGAAGCGTGACATTAGGCACGCCTTCAGCTATTACGCTATCATCAACAAACAGCGTAACGTCAACAAGTCACACCCATGAGTTCAATCCTGGCGGCACGGCAGCACAATACATTAGAGGCAACGGAACGCTTGCGACATTCCCACCAATAGGCAGCGGCACCGTAACAAGCATAGCCACTAACAACGGCATCACGGGTGGAACGATCACCACAAGCGGAACAATAGGACTAACGGGTCAAGCCTTAGCGCTTCACAACTTAGGCACCAACGGCCTTATTGCCCGTACCGGTTCAGGCACGGTAGCGACACGCACAATAACGGCGGGCAATGGTATTGCAGTCTCTAATGGCGACGGGGTGAGCGGCAACCCTTCAATAGCTTCTTATGGTATGTGGTTCGATTGGGGGTCTGAATTAACCAACTGGGGCATGAGTAACACGTTCAATTCAGGTAAAAAGGTAGGATTAGGAGACCAACCGACAAGGCTATTTGACGTTAACGGCGACACAAGATTCAGAGGCGCAATCTACAGTAGTAGCAACAGCCCCGGATCAGCCGGTCAGGTGTTAACATCCAACGGTTCAGGGGCATGGTCATGGCAGACACCGACGGGTGGTGCTACTAATTTGAGCTACTCTATAAAGTCAGGTACAGACGTATATCTTGAATCATCGACGGGGGCGGATGTTATAATAAGAGATGGTATTAACACAACGGTCAATAGGGTTGCAAGTAATGTCATCAAGATAGACGCAACAGGCGGCACGACATACAACGGAGTGAGAAATTCAGGATCTGATTATTACGTTCAAAATTATGATACGGGCGGCACGGCACAAGGTAACGGTGTCAAGATGGAAGGAGGCAAAGGAACGGTTGTAACGGGTACGACGTCAACAAATGGAGGTGTAATAAAAGTAGAAGCAGAGGTGGCGAAGTTTGGGCAGTTGTATAGAACTTCGTCTGATTATACCAACAGTTCAATTTCAGGATCAGAATTTAAAGTTGATTTTGACGCCTCTATGAACAACGTCCTGACCGTCAACACGTCAACGGATAGGATAACAATACCGTCAACCGAGACCGGTGAATATCGAATCACTTATTCATTGACATACAAGATCAACACGTCGGGAGCGTATGTCGGTGGGTTGGACTTCTATGTAAAAAAGAACGGCACATCTATTGGATATAGGAGTACAAACAAGTCACGTAATTACATCAATGATTCTGATAATATGGTGACAATTTCAAGGGACTTTATATATTACCTTGCAGGCAGTGACTACATCGAACTCTTTGCCATTCGTAATGCAGGCACGTTCACAAGTGCAACGTTAATGAATGCAGTGTTTAATGTGCAAAAAATAACAAATACAGTATATCCATAATATAGAAAAAATTGTAATATGTTAGGCTGTCCTAAAGCCATTTTCAAGTAATATATATTTTTGAATCCGAAAATCAGCAATAATGAACAATATATGTGAATTTAAGCTACCTAACGGCTCAGCAGTATCGACGTCTGATAATGTTGATATCACTTCACGTACCATCACGTCTGTGATCATTATGAATCGCGGCCGCATAAAAGATGCCCGCGAGTACATGCTGGATGATGCCTTTGCAAAGGCGCTCATGCGTTCAGCGTCGCGCCATAAAAATGGTGTGATTTCAAACTTTGGTCACAACTGGAACAATCTCGGCAAGCGTCTCGGCCGGTTTTCAAACTTCAAAGACGACGGCACCAGCATAAGGGCCGATCTGTCGATTTATGAGTCCGCCGACGAGTCGCCCGGCCTTCCAGGACTGGGATCTTACGTGCTGAATCTCGCGCAGGAAGACCCGGAAGTGATCATGTCGTCCATCCGATTTTCATACAAGTACCAGTATCAGCTCAGCAGCGATGGCGCTGAAAAAAAAGTAAACTACTGGGACGAAAAATCACAGCGATGGATTGATCCCGTCGAGGCTGACGGCCCTGTATTGTTAAAGTTTGACGAGTTGATCTCTGTCGATCTTGTGGATGAAGGTGCAGCAACAGATAGCCTATTCAGCACAGAGGATAGATGGAAAGAGACCGTACGACGGGTATTGAGCAGCCCGGAGATAGAGCAGCACCTCGCCACAGAAGAATGGCCGGTACTGGACGCATTTTATAAGAATAAAATCACTCAAAAAGTGAGTATAATAGATCAGTTGAAGGCGCTCATAGGCCTGGGAAATGCTGAAGAAAATTTTGAAACAGAAAAAACAGAAAACGTGGAAAATAATGAATCAAAAGAAGTCGTTCAGCCTGCCACTACTGAGCAGGTCGCTATGAGCGCACAGATTACCGAAGAGTTCACTAAGATGATGTCAGCACAGCAAGACCTTCTTGCTAAGCTCACAGAACAGGTAGAGGCTCTTTCGGCTCGAGTCTCAAATGTAGAAAATAGCCCCGCCGCAGATCACGCAGTCGGTGATGAAGAGGTCTCCGCCCAAAAAGAACTGAAGGCATACGAAAAGAATCCGATCAATCGGAAATGGTTGTCACGTCGCTCATGATGCGACACCCTTTATTTATTTAAAAAAATAATATAAAATAAAAACATGAGTTTATCAGTCAAATTAACAGATGCGGCCTCATTTCAGGCCTATGTACAAGACTATTATGACGAGTTGCTCAGCGAGCTCTTTGTCGGGTTTCAATCAGCGCCATTATTCACCGCACATGAAGGCGTCAAAGGGAAAAAGCTGCTCACACAGCTGGTCACAAATGACCTGGTCACCAGGTATTCTGCCACTTTTGCACCTGTAGCAGATGCCTTAGAATTCAAACCAAGAAACCTGGTCGTCGCTGACGCAAAGGTGGACTTAAAAATCATACCAAAAGATTTTGAAGGCACTTACCTGGGGATGTATAGAAAGAAAGGACAAGACCCGATGGACTTGCCTTTTGAAGGTTATATCCTCAAGTCCGCGCTTGACAAAATCAAAAGCGAAATGGAATATGCCATCTGGCGTGCCGAGATCCCGAATTTACCGGCAAGTACCGACAAGTTGATTAAACTTTTTGATGGTATTCAGGTGATCATCCAGGATGAAATCACAGCGACAAACTTGACGGCAACCACCACAGGTGCGTTAACCAGTTCTAACGCCGTCGCTGCGGTCGAGAGTGTATATGCCGCACTGGGCGATGCGTATCTCGGCAGATCAGTGGACGTCTTCTTGTCGCCCAAGGATCGTATCAAATTTGTTCAGGACTACAGAGACAAGTATGGCAAGTATTACGAAGCACCCGATGGCTCTGTAGAGCTGGAAGTGGGCACTGCTAATGTACACATCTTGCCTGGGGTGCCTGAAAATTGCATTTTGATAACGCCTAAAGAAAATATCCATTATGGATACGATGCAGACTGGGATTCTAATACGTTCAACTTTGAGCAAGAAGACCGATCTATAAAAATGTGGATGGACTTCAAAATCGGCGTCAACTTCGGTATTGTAAATGACAATATCATCGCGGTCAATGACCAATGGTAATTAATACTGAGCAGGGCGATGCAATTCGCCCTGCTTTACAAAATAAATAAATATGTCAACGGAATCAAGACTGGAAGCTTTAGAAACTTTTCAATCAGCGACAGAATCGGCACTTAATGGTATCGATGCTGATATTGTCAGTATAAAAAAAGAAATACCGAATCTAAACACTATCCCACGTAGCGTGACACCGCCGACACTGACAGACCCGTCACCGGTATCTGTCACGGACGGCGGCAGTCCTAAATCGGTGGATTTTGTATTGCTAAAATTCAAAGTCGTTGACGACGGCGTTGTCAAGACATACACAGCCGCAGAGGTGGCTGCCGATCAGACGCTTTTGCAGTCCATCTACGACAATCACCCGTCACTATTTGTAGAACATATATAAAAAAATAAAATGGCAGCAGGAAAAAATATCAGAAAAACATGCGGTCTCGGTAATGCCGCTGGTATTAGTAATGTGCTTTGGTTTACAAAGAAAAACGAAGTCACAGCAATAACCGCCGCATCTTCAGGAGTGATATCCGGAGCAAGTGCATTTACCATGGCATCTTCTCCGACGGCAGGTTCGTTCAATGCGATGGATCTATCACCTATTAACAGCAAAAAGACGCTTGAAGTCGCTCCCGTCGGCGATGCAGACTCGCCGGGCTGGACAGTGACCTTGACGGGGTTCCATCCCAAGCTGGAAGGAGCGAAGTCTGAAATTCTCACTTCTTTAGCGGGTTGCGAGTATATCGTCGTATTTCAAGATAAGAACAAAAAAAGATGGTTGATCGGCGATATCGTAGATGGTGCCTATATCACCGTCAAGCCCATGATCAATGACGGCAGTAATGGATACGAAGTCACTGTTACACTGGAGGTCAGCAACCACCTACCATATGAAGTGGCAGAAAATGTATCATTGACCGTCGCCGCAGACGTATAAAAATTAGCATTATGAGTAAAACATATAAGTACATTGGCCCTGAATATCCGGATAGATGCTACATCAATGTATATGGATGGAATATCGATCCTAAGTCATGGACGCCCGATCAGATTGACGACTGGTTAAAAAAAGACCCTCGATTGAGTGCTTTTTTTGACACTGCAGCAGCTCCGGCAGCTAAGCCCGTCAAGGAGTAAAAAGAACTGTTTTTCATATTAGGCAACAAAAGGGCACGCTTGTGCCCTTTTGTTATATAATAAATATATTAATATGTCAAAGAGAAGTGAAATCATAGAGCAAGTACTGGACAGGTGGACTGCTGAATTTTTAGCATCATTGCAGAGTAGTGCACGGCGGCTGCCTACCGACACCGGCACGGGCGCTCGATCATTTTCGATCCCGTCAAGAAAAGAAGGTCAAGACAGAGCACAGGTGATGCTGCAGTTTCAGAGCTATCTTCGATACTTTGACATGCGCAATAGCTCATTGCGACGAGATAAAGACTTTGACCCGCACGGCATGGAGCGTGTGAAAGACTGGGTGAGACGCAACCTCAGCAAGTTGATGAGCGGATATACAGGGCCGACAACCTATAAGTACAAAGAAGGCTTCGTGCCGGAAAAGCAAATCATCAACAATATAGCGTGGGGCATCAGCAAAAAGAGATCGAGACTCAAGCGCCGCCAGTGGTATGTTAAGTTGAAAGGATCGCAGCAATATAGACTCTATTACGAGCTTCTTGACGAGCTCATGCCTGTGATGCTGGAGGAGGCAAAATCACAGCTCAAACTGTCATAAAAATATAGTAGGATACCCTTTATTATTGCATTAATAATATCAATAATATGTCACAACCTCGCGTAGATCAAGCGCAATTAATAATAACCATTGACGCAAAGGAAAGCGCCGCCTATCAGTCCACGCTGCGCAATACCGCCGCCGGTGTGGCACAGATGAAAAAACTGACCGCCGGCACCGAAGAATTCAATAAAGCGCTCAATGATCAAGCCGCTATCAGCAAGAAGCTCTTGGCCACTGACTATATGAAACTCAGCACAAAGCAACTTCAAGATCGACGCGGTCAGCTGATACAGTTACAGCGTATGCTGCCACAAGTCACATTTGCTGAGGCGGGCTTTGAAAAGGAGTTACAAAAGGTCAATGCGGCACTCACCACCGCAAGTCAGCGCACCCGCGCCGTCAGTGCCTCTTTAAATGAATCAGATAGTGCATTCAAAAGACTGGGCAGATCTATCCTGAGTGTCGCCGGAGGCTTTGCCCTATGGGAAGGTGCTAAGTCGATCTTTAAGAGCACCATCGGCAGCGCCATCAATCTCGCATCTACCTTTGAGACTACTTCCGCTTCATTTAAGATTCTGATCGGCGATCAAGAGCGCGCCGTTGCATTGATGAAAGAGCTCAATGCCTTTTCTACTGCGACACCTTTTGAGCCTGCAGAAGTGCAAGCAGCGGCAAAGACGTTGCTCGGATATGGAAGATCCGCCGAGACGGTACTTTCAGATATTGAGATTCTCGGCAATGCCGCCGCCGCTACCGGTGCAGACCTCAAAGGTCTTTCGTTAGTATTCGGTCAGGTTGCCGGCGCCGGGAAACTGATGGGACAAGATGCGCTTCAATTTATCAATCAAGGCGTACCCGTATATCAGATACTGGGCGACATGCTGGGCAAGTCCGGAGCCGAGATCAAAGAGCTTCAGTCACAAGGGCGCATCACCTTTGATATGCTCAGAGAAGCATTCAAGCGTGCTGCAGAAGATGGCGGCAAGTTTGCCGGTGCTCTGGAAGCGCAAAGCAAAACGATGTCCGGCCTCTTTTCGACATTGCGTGGTAATATCGATGAGTTTATCAAGCGCATCGGCGACAGGATGATACCTGTGCTCAAGCCTGCGCTCGCCTTTTTAGGTCAGTTTTTTGAAGGATTGACTCAAAATCTTTTTGAAGGCAAAAAGGCGACCGGCGAATTTGCTGACGTCATCAACACTGCCGCCGACGTCATAAGAGGTGTCGGCAATGCGATCGCCATTGTAGGCGCAGGTATAGTCACATTCGTAGAGGTGTTGCGCTCCATTCCGCAATTTGTGCGCGAAAACAAAGACACCATCGCATCGCTACTGGTCGCCGTACTGAGCTTGAATAGTGCATTTATCGCTGGGGCCATAGCATCAAGAGCAAAAGCCGCCGCAGACATTTACCTTGCAGCGAAAACTAAAATCGTCACATTTGCCACAAAAGGGCTTAATAAAGCATTTAAAGCAAATCCCATCGGCTTTGTAATCGGTTTAGTAGCCGCACTGGCAGCCGGGATGATCACGCTGTACAATAATAGCGAGACGGTACGGCGCATCGTCGGCGGATTATGGGCTGCGCTCAAGCAAGGCGCTGAAAATGCAGTCAATGGTGTAAAGACGCTCATTGCTAATATACAGATATTCGGAAAAGAAGTACAACTGGCCATTACATTTGACAGCAACAAAAAAGCGCAGTTGCGTCAAGAGATCGCCGAGCTCAAAAAAATGCGCGCAGAGTATCAGTTGGCAGGACGCACGCTCGGGCAAGCATTTTCTGAAGGTTACAATGATCCATCACACGCTAAACCCAAAAAGTCAGAAAAATCTGCAGAAGAAGAAGAACGGTTAGCTAAAGAAAAGGCTGAGGCAGAAGCTAAACTTCAGGCTGAATTAGAAGCTAAAAAATCTAAGAAAAAAGAGAAAAAAGAGAAGGCCGCAGAGCCCATCATACTGGGCGATCTCACCGCTCCGGAAGATCGACAAAAATTTATTGATTTTCAAGTAAAGCTCATACAAGACGCCGGTGAGTCCGAGCTGACAGAGCTCAAAAAACAACATCTCGAGGGCAAAATCGAAACTGAACAATATGAGATCGAGCGCCTACGAATAGCTAAAGAAGGCATCCTCCGCAAAATAGACTTGCTCCGCAGCATGGGCGACGAGGAGAGCGACATGATGAAGCAATTGCAAGTAGAGCTCCTTGAAAACGACAAAGCACTGACAGAACAGCGCATCAAGCAGATCGAAGGCCTTGAAAATACACAACTCGACGCCCTCGAAAATCAATATCTCAAGCGCCTGATATCAGAAGAAGAATATCAGCAAGCACGACTGAAGATTCAGAGCGATTTCTTTGCTGAACAACTGCGCATGATGGAAGAAAATGGCCTCACCGAGACCGAAGCGTATAAAAAGCTTGTAAAATTAAAACTACAAGCCGATTTTGAATACAGCAAAAAGAAAGAAGAGCAACAGCAGCGACAGATCGACATGGAGCGCAAAATCTTGAACGAAGGCATGGCCGCATACAGTGGCCTACTTAGTGCCGCCGCTGATTACCTCGCCGCTGACGAACGCAATCGACGCAAGCACGGCGAAGCCATCCGCGCCTTTCAGATCGCATCCATTATGACGGACGGCCTCGCTGAGATAGCGGGCATCTTTAAGAGTACTGCCGGATGGGGCCCGATAGGATGGGCGATAGGTATCGCACAGGCGGCCACAGCAGGCATTCGTACTGCTGCCGCACTATCAAAGACACGAGCGCAGCAGTTCTGGCAAGGTGGACAGATACAGTCTGTTAGCGGATCTGTCATCGACGCTCCTGCTAATATACCTACACTGCCGGGCGGCGATAATGTACTGATCGCTGCTAAGGCGGGCGAGGTCGTACTCAATCAAGATCAACAACGCCGTGCCGGTGGTGCTGACTTTTTTAGGAGACTGGGCGTGCCGGGCTTTGCAGGTGGCGGCATGATTCCGCAGTTACCTAATACCACGCCTACACTGTCGCCGCGTGTCTTAAGTCCCACAGCGCCGCAGTCACTGCCTGATCCTCGCCTCGATGTCATGATAGCGATGGCGCATCGTATGACAGAAGCCGTGTCTGCTATGCCCGCCGTCATAAGTAATATGAATCTAAAGACGCATGTCGTATATAGCGACCTGGAGCAGGCAGGTAGCGACATTTCAGAAATCAGAAGATTAAGCAGTTATTGATATGGCACAGCGCAAAAAAATACTTTTCAAACCACAAGAAGAGTGCTATGGATGCGGCAAGGTAGCTGACGAGCTGCCAGTCACAGGTCTATTCTCAAGAAGGAAGTTCTGCAGCAAGCACTGCATGTTGACAAACTATTTTAAAATCGATAAAGAAAAATTATCATCATGGCAAAAAGATACTGGAGAGAAATCCTCATCGCAGGATTAATAGGTCTATTGATTTGGACAAATGCAAACACACCTACTAAGCACACCGGCAGCAGTCACACCGTGTGCATTATTGATACCTTATACATGGAGGCCCCCGTGCGCACGATTGTAAGGTATCAACGCAGGTTAGTCCCTGTATTCGATACCATCACGTCTGTATATACGGATACGTTGTGGCAATACAGGGTGGATACCTCATGGCTTTACGCTGACATCCCTGTGCAAAAGTACACGCAAGGATACAGCCTATCTGTCAGTGACACCTCTATGAATAGCTGGTTGATTAGCCCGACCACCGCCACGCAACGGCATGGGCGCCATATTGCTGACGTCGGCATAATGGTCAGAACGATCGGATGGCTCGACACCATCGCGGTGACACTTCACAGGCCGCTCAGTAGTGTGGACTCGTCTATGAAGCCGCCACAAAGGGAGTGGCCGTCATTATGGCTCAACCTACATAGCACATGGCCTACAGCGCCGGACTTGAGACCTGACATTGCGCCAGGTGTAGCGATACAATGGCGGCAATGGTATGGCGGGTACAATTACAGCACTAATGGCACGCACACCATTAGCGTAGGCCATCGCCTGTGGTGATGTCCTATATTTATTTTGTCAATTGACTGATATTTGTATTATAATTAATTATATATGTCAAACGACTTGATACCTATTGAATCGGTGCTATTTCATATCAAAAAAAATGACGGCACACCATTCACGCTGGAGTACTTCTCCATACGAAGTAAGCAGCGCAAAAAGAAACAATTTTTATATCGATCCGTGATCGACATCCCAGGTGAAGGTACCATCACCCTGACAGATCCACAGCAGCCATCAGCGCCTATGTCTATTAAGATAGGCTTGATGATTTCATTTAATAACATGAAAATAAAACATTGATGCAGCAAGAAACCAGCATTGTATCATTTACCATGGACGACGGCAAGGCAAAGACGCTGATGTTCTCAGCCGACCGCGAAGACATAGGCAATATTATACAATTAGCACCTGACGTGCTGAATGGACGTCGGTTCAAACAATGGGGCAGTAAGAATGATCTGCCGGAATATCGCGAAGACATGCTCATGGATAGTAATATCATGGGTGAGCTCATCGATACCAAGCGCAACATCGCACTGGGCAATGGTATGAAGGCATATCATGAAATCATAGAAGACGGTGTGCGCCGTCGCATCGACGTAAAGATCCCGGGCGAAATCGCCGACTGGCTGCGTGAAAGCGAATTTTACGAAAATTACCTCGATGCAGCATTTTTGCAGTGGTATATGCACGCTAATGTATTTGCAGAATTTGTGCTCACTAAAAAAGGTACGGTGCACAGCGTACAACTCAAGAACTGCCGTTATATACGGGCTGTCGAAAAAATCAACGGCAAGATACCGGGATACATATATGCGCCTAAATGGGGCAGCGCAAAGGAACTGCGGGAGCTCAAAAAATCAGAATGGATTCCTGCGTATAATCCGGAGCGAAAACAAGCAAAATTCATTCTACATATTGCCGACAATGTATTTCACGATGGATATTATGGCATTCCTGCCTACTGGGGCGGCGTGGAGTGGATCAGGGTGTCAAATTCGATCCCTGTGTTCCATGAATCTAATTTGAAAAATGGATACAATATCCGCTTTTTGGTCAAATATCCGGAAGGCTATTTTTTGAATAAATACGAATATGACACAGCCGCCGGCGACCCGGATAAGCAGCAAGAATGCCTCGACAAGGAGCGCATTGCTAAGCAGGACTTCATAGATAAGATCAATGAGCTTCTTTCAGGTAGCGAAAATGCAGGCAGGGCTGTATTTGTTGAAGACATGCTCAATCAAATCACATCAGAATATACAGGTGTCACGATCACGCCTGTTGATTTTGATATGAAAGACAAAGCCCTGCTGGATTTATACGAAAAAACAAACCAGGCCAATATCTCAGCGCAAGGCATACACCCGACACTGGCCAATATCGAGAGCCAGGGCAAACTGAGCAGCGGATCTGAAATGCGCAATGCCTTCTTATTCTACGTGCTGACAAAAGTACCACGACCTCGTCGGCAGGTACTAAAGACGATGGATGTTGTAATGAAGATCAACGGATGGGATAAAAAGTATCCTGATCTCAAATGGACATTTCAAGATTTTCAGATCACGACCCTCGACGATGAAAAAAACGGCTACAAACCAGTAAATAATGCAGATGATGACGGAGCGGGAATATAACATGCATCTCACACGACTGGAGCGGGCCAGGCCTGACCATCCACTACTGCCGAAGCTGCGTGCGCAGTACACCTTTTTCAATACGCAGCTGCTCATGACGGTGATCAAGAAAGTAGATAGCGAATCGACAGCAAAAATGGCCGTGCCCGCTAAGTTGTCAAAAAATGACAATGCCGTAAAATCAAAGAAGATCAGCAAGGTCATCACGCATGAAAATGTAATAGAGCCGGACTCGGTGATGTTGCGCAGCTACAACACACAGCTGCGCAAGCTATTTACCATGCGCGCACGCCTGAGCAATAGCTTTCATCTGAGCACCAGCCGTGATGAAGATCTTCACATCGCTGAGCAAGTAGTGGAAGTTCAAAATCAAATCAAAACCGTAATGGATGAAAAAGATATGTACCTTAGTACTAAGGAGCTGCCGCCGCAGAAGCCGTCAAAAGAAACCTTTGAAATTCCGACAGACCCGTACGAACTACAGCGGATGTTATCAAGCGTGGGCTCGTCGCTTTCGCACCGCAAAAGAGAACTAAAGAAGATCGATAAAGATAAAGACCCTAAAAAGTATAGTAAAAAATTAGAGACGATCGACCGTCTCACAAAACATAAGATGTACCTTGAGCAAGAAAAACGTTCTAAGATTAATAAGTAATGACGAGTATAAGGAGTCATCACAGATAGATCGCCTTTATTATCATATGCTGGATCCATATCACTACCAGCTGACCGATTATGAAGAGCGATACCTGGATGATTTGAAAAAGGTATTCGTCATTATGAGCGATGAGATGGAAGAACGCCGCGTTCGTAAAAAGATGCGCGAGATGCTCCCTGACAAAATTCATTATCACACTAAGATGATGAATGATGTCGAACAACTTTTCGGCAAGTTCCGAAAGGTCAGCAAAGATTTTCAGCGCGGGTTACAGCGTGAGCGCCTGAAAAGCTACATCGCAAAATTAAACCGTGATCAGCCGAAAGGCTATATCAGCGACATAGCAAAGTATGAAGAGCTATTGATGCGACTGGACAGGCTTGCTGATCCTGAGACCGAGGAGACCTTCGACTGGGACACATTGCAACTGCCGGATATCAACTATTCGTCATCGACAGCATTTCTTAATGGTGATAGCGAAGATATCGAGATCATAGAAGAAGTAGAAGATGAAGAGGAGGATCAGGATGATGATCAGATCAAATCGCTTCCCGAAAATCGTTAATTTGTTATAAATTGTACAAAAAAGGGCAAAAAATACGCTTCAAAGGCCGTGATGGCCGCATCGAGACCATCGACAGTGATACAGGTGCGATCACGTCGATTTATTTCTTTGATACGCGCCGCACGGAGTCATTTATATATCTAAATCAAAAGCAGGAGCAATTTATGCAGCTCCGGCAGAAAGATAAGACGCTGATCGCCGGTCGTGGCTTTGGAAAAAGCCGCGTCATAGGCAATAAAAACCACAGCCGCATGGCCACGCTGCCACGTGCTAAGTTCTTTTTCTCCAGCACCACCTTTGCGCAGCTACTCACTAAGACGCTGCCACCGGTCGAGGAGGCGTGGGCATCGCTCGGGCTTCGCGAGTACAAAGGGCCTAATGAGCCGGGCCATTACGTCGTGGGCAAGCGGCCACCGTCACAATGGGAGCGCCCATATTCCGCACCACGAAAGTATGACAACATCATCACCTTCTGGAATGGCTACACTATCGAGCTATTGTCAATGGATCGCCCAGACCTGGCGCGAGGTGGTAGCTACGACGGCGGCGACATCGACGAGGCGCTACTCGTCAAAAAAGAACACATCGACAAAGTGCTATATCCATCGATCAGAGGCAATAGGCATCGATTTACCCACTGGCAGCATCAAGAGCTGTGCCGCTACTCTTCCATGCCATGGCTCGCTGAGGGCCAGTATCTTCTAGAATACAAAGACAAGGCCATATCCATGCCTAAGCAGTATGGATATATAGAAGGCACTGTCATGGATAATATCGACGTGCTGGGCCAGGAGTATCTGGAGCGCCTTAGAGATGAGCTCGATCCATACACCTTTTCACTGGAAGTGATGAATGAGCCTGTGGGCAAAAAAAAGCATGGGTTTTATCATGCGCTCAATGACGACTACCACAGCTATGAGCCGCAGTATGTATATGCAGAAAACGACCGCCTCGGCAGTGTCGCCGGCATGAAAGATCGCATCCGGACGGCAGCACTACACATGGCCTTTGACTTTCATGGATGGTTCAAGTGTGCGACGGTGTGGCAAGATCGCAATAATACAGAGTACTGTATAGACAGCTATTATAGGAAAGAAAATGACAGCATCGACCAGCTGATAGATGATATCTGCATCTCTTATCTGGATCAAAAGAATAAGCACGTACTGGTATGGGGCGAGCCGCACGGCCACGACCGCACGACATTCGGCGGCACGGTATTTGACCGTATCAAGGCAAAATTCAATAAAAACGGTTGGCACGTCGAGATTATGGCGCCTGCTAAGATGAGCGACCTCCACAGTGTACGCTATGAGCTCATCAATGAGATGCTGGAAGAAAATAACCCGCTACTGCCACGCATCAAGTTCAACCGCGACACCTGTAAGGCTGTGTTGATCTCCATGCTCAATGCCGAGGTCAACGACAAGTTTCAGAAGTCAAAAGCCGACGAAAAAAACAAATCCTTCAATCAGATATACGCTACCCACTTTAGCGACACGGTGGACTACTACCTCATGCAAAAGTACGGCAATAGGGTGCACTCGCGGGCCTTGCCGGCAAGAGGTAGCAACCGGGTAACTTAATAAGCTATTTATTTCAAAAAAAAAAGTGAAAAAAATGAAAAAAACTTTATAAAAAGTTACCAATATATCGGTAATTATGCCGATATTTGTATTATCAATAACGAAGTAAATAATACAACAATGACAGCGCAAGAAGTAAGACAAATAGTTGACACAGCATTAGCAGGTTGCTCAGTATCTGATTATCCATCTGTATGTGTGAGCAAGACTGATTTCGGCACTTCTATTTATATTCAAAATGGCAGACATAAAATGCGATTTTCTGACCACTCTGTTACTAACTTTGATAGAATGATCAATGAAGAGCATTATCCTATAGAAGCGTTGCCAACAAGCCTTGAGGATATCAAGAGAATCTTTTCTGACGATTACACTACTTTAGTATTGAAAAATGGTGCAACGCCCATCAACTTTCACATGCAGGTACTTAAGAGCGAGGCACACAACTGGAAGACAGCACGCGTATGGTATGATGATGTAGTCGAGATGCCGATAAAATTAGAAGAACTTAGCAATTACAACATCGTGTCTATGGGCGATCTTACAAAAAAAGGAGACAAGAGATTCTGCAAAGTGCAGGTAAAAAAATACGCATTCGGCGCATACAATGAGGTGACAGGACAGATAGAATGTACAAGATTTTCATCATACGAAGGATACGAAGTAGAGGTATCACTTTAATTAATACACTAAATTTAATAAAAATGGCTAAATTCAGAAAAACAGAATTATTTATCCGCAGAGGTAATGGATATGGGCAGTACGTCATACATGCGACATATAAAGGTCGTGAGGTCAAAGTACACACCACTAATAGTGAGTGCTACGACTGGCTCGAAGATGACAGCAATAAAATCAAGCATAAAGAAGCTAAGAGATATGCATATAGCGCAGTGATCAATGCTTCGAAAAATCTATAACCACACACACGGCGCACCAGCACAGGTGCGCCCTTTCAAAAAAAAGTAAAAAAATATAATAAAAATGATACAAAATATAAAATACCGTGTATCTTTGTATCGACAACAATATCGACGGGACAATCCTCGATTTATTTTTTTTAAACGATAAGAGCGTATCTACGGGTATCGTAACCGAAAGGCCGAACAAATCCATTCCGTCGAATGTGTTGTCAACCCTAAGGGTGCGCTCGCATAATTAAACCTTTTTTGATATGACAACAAAAGAGAATGTAGGCACAGGTACCGATACGGCCACCACTACACCACGACCACAGGATGAGAAAATCATCTCTGTAGATTTCTACAAGTGCATAGAAGACTTCTTCTTGCTAAATGATCCACACGACTATCAGCACTTTAATAAGGAGATGCTGAATATCTTCATGGATCGCGTTCTTGACGGTGACGAGGAGTTTGATCCGATCTACGTAAAGAATGCCATCTTCATTATCAACGAACAAAGCAAATTTCTCGTTGAGCTCAAAGAGAAGTGGGAGCGATATAAAAAACTTGCACAATTAAAGGCTCTATTAATTTCAATTTGCACCGATGGATGAAGCTATCAACATCATCATCACCCAGCTCATCCGGCCACGCATGGATGAGCTGGGCCTATCGGAGCGACAGCTCGCCATCGCATCCGGCATCAGCCAGTCACAGGTCAATGCCTGGCTCACCGGCAAGAGCGATATCACGCTCACTAAGTTCTTCATGATACTCCGTACGCTCAGGATCTCACCGCAATACAGCACAGGTGACACCGCCGAAGCTGCAGATACACAGTTCCAGGTCGAGGCTGCCGGCCGTGATACATGGCGATGCGTCGATGTGACGCATGGTTTTTTTGTGACTTGGAAGGCAGGCCTATTTAATGATACATCAAAGGTCAAGTGGTATCAAGATCAGCCACAAGATGTAGCACATATAGCACGTCTTATGCGGATGATGGGAGACTGGTTATTTTTGCATCATCCGGAAAAATTATAGAAATGTTCAAAGAAAATAACGATACATCATTTGAGATCAACCTCGGCCACTTTGACACCGATTTCAAGACAAAGGTCAGCGCTGATTTTGACACTCGATACATCAAGCCAAAGTATCATCACGTGCCGCCGGAGCGATATGCAAAGTATGCACGGGCGGAAGATCTCGCAAAGGTCACAGACCTGAGCGACGGCAGCAGGATGTTTGCCATTATCAATGGCAGCTTCATTTTCGGTGATTACATTGAGGCGCTTGCCGTCACCTATGATCTCGGCATCAAAGAGATGACCATCTCGACGTTGTCTTTCTCAGAAAATAATGTCGATAGCCTCGCTAACCTCATGAACGGCGGATATCTCGACCATCTAAATGTGATAGTTTCTGATTACTTTTTCTCGCACGAGCGCAACAATCTCATCCGATATGCTTACAAAGAACTGGATATCGACAATAGATTTCAGCTATCCGTGGCCGCCACACACTGCAAAATGACGATATTCGAGATCGACGACGGGCGCAAAGTCGTCATTCACGGTAGCGCTAACTTGAGATCTTCCGGCAATATAGAGCAGATCTGTATAGAAGTGAACAGCGATCTATATAATTTCAATTTTGAATATCAGCAGAAAATCATAGAAGAATATAAATCCATTGATAAGTCCGTGAGGTATAATAACCTCTGGGACACCATTACATAACTATCAAAATCATTTATACTATGGGTAAAAAGTCAGAAAAATCTGCAGAAGAAGAAGGTGGCAAAGCAGGCACAGGTGAACCATCAGCTGCTAAGAAAAGAAGCCCGTCAAGAAAGAAAGGTAAAAGTAAGAGTAAAAAGAAAAAAAAGAGCTAACAAATGGCAAAGAATGTAAATCCAGATCCGGCAACATCATCGTTGCTGGATCTTACATCCAAAGAAATGGAAGCAATGGCAAAGGATACATCGCAGCCATTTGTACTGCGCAAGCTAATCGAGATGGTCTCCTCCGAAAACCAGGCCATCGCCATGCAAGCCATAAAGTACATCAAGGATCGCGAGGCACAGCCCACATCTGACCAGTCACAGCAGACCGACGATACAGCACTTCAGGCCCTGATCACCGACATGGGTATCGTCGGGTATCCGGTAGAAAAGATACTCAGCATCTTGCCGGATGATGTAGATCATGAAGACTTTATCAAGAATTTCAACGATCCCACATCCGACATCGCCAGATGGTACAAAAGAGGCGTCGATCTTGCTGATTTTCGGATCGACAAGCAACTATTTAACCAGTCGCTCACGGGCGATCTCAATGCGTTATCTGAATTTGAACGGCGCAAAAGAAGAAGATCTGATGATGATTAAAAGTCCCTGCATATTACCTGAAAATTTCAAATATTTTTTTTGACAAACTTGGAAAC